GAGCCTTGGTCAGTTTGAGAACGTGGAGGTACGACAACTACTTGTACAGGTTCACGAATAGTTACAGTTTCAAAAACATCATTTTCGATTACTGATCCAATAAGTGTTTGATTTGTTTTGAATGTGATTAGTTTAACAGCCATTATACCAAAACCTCCATTTTTGAATCATATACTTCAAGGGTTAACCAACGTTTAGGGAACAACATCTCTCTACCTTCAAAATCTTTCATATCATAAGTTGGGTCATCAACAAGACCAATTAGTTCTACCATGTCATCATAATCACGATAGACCAAATCATACTTGTATGCTTTGGAAATGTTTTTATTTGTTTCTACAAGTTTTTTAATTACTTCATTAATCATATTGATGCCTTTCATTTTTTAACAAATTTACTAAAATCGGGAGGTTGCCATCCTTCAGGTTTTAAAACTTTACCATCTTCACGTTTCAAAACTTTCAGTGTTGCCTTATCAATTTTTTTAAGGTTGCTTAAGGCACCTTCATCCCATATTCTTTCGCAACTCCAACCTCTCGATAACATATACCCAACGATAACCCATATTGTATCAAAACATCCATCAATTGTCAATACATCGTCACTGTTTGTTATGGCAGTAATCATCTCTAAAAATTCTTCATGTATCAGTTTAAGGTATAAATCTGCCTGATCTTGATTGTTTTGGTTAATAGTTTGCCCGGCAGCAGTCATAAATGTTGCCACATCTGTAAAAACTTTTGTCATGATTTTTCCTTTTCATAAACTCTTTTACGCAACTCTGTTGAACTAAATCTATGACTTCTGGAATTATAGTATGTTTTTATTCCTCTACTATCACAAATATCCAAACCAGTTAGAGGTTTATCTTTGTATTCCACACCACAAATTCGAATCGTGATAGGTAAAAACATTAATAAATCTTCTAAATCTTTTTCAGTTTCATAGACTACAATCTCATCTACAAATTTTACAGCCGATAATTGAACATACCTCTCAACTACAGATTGTATTGGTTTGTTTTTTACTGTTGGTCTGTCGATTGTTGGATCAGTTTGTAAACCAACGATAAGGTAATCGCATATCTGTTTACATTCAGCGAGCATGAGTATATGACCGGCATGAAGTAAATCGAATGTTGAACAGGTGAAACCTACTGGTTTACCAATCATATCATCAGGTAAGCACAACATATTTTTCTTTCATTCTATATTCATTATTTTAACACCACACTTTTCTAAAAATTTTAGACCATCTTCGTTTCTATAAACATTTTTATAGTAAACTCTACTGATGCCAGATTGGTGTATTAATTTTGCACAGTCTAAACAAGGTGCATGAGTTACAAACATATATGAACCTTCAGTAGAATTTGTAGACCTTGCAACCTTAGAAATGGCGTTTGATTCTGCATGAATCACTTCTGGTTTCGTTTTCAATTGCGAGTTAGAATCATGTGCGTTCAACACTTCATCTTCACACTGATTAGTCCAACCAGAAGGCATACCATTATAACCGATACCTATAATTGTATCATCCTTCACAATTACGGCACCAACCTTCAATCTCTTAGCTGATGAAAGTTCTGAATACACTTCAGCAACTTTCATGTGAGCTAGAATGAACTTTCGTTTCATTCTTCAGATTCGATCTCAACTACTAACTTATGTTTATTTTTTTTCTTTTCTCTGGGAGCTTCTTTTGATCCTGAAATGATTGCTTCAATCATCAAGTTTTTTAATTCGTGTGAATTTGCATTTGTACTGGAGGACAAAATGCGTTTGATTTCTTTCGGTAAACGAAAGCTTTGATCTCTTCTCATCATGTATTATTTTCTCCATGAATGGGGGCAGAGCCCCCATAAATTAAGCTGCTTTTTTAGATTTTGTAGAAACTTCTTCTTGCAACAGTTGTGGCTCAAAGAAATTTAATTCACTACCAATTTCAATACGTTTTGGTTTTTTATGTTCAGGAATAACATTGATAAGACCAATACGCAGTACGCCATCTTTAAATTCTGAACTGTGTACTTCTACAGTATCAGCAATTGTAATATTTTTACTGAATGAACGTGCTGCAATGCCATGATAAAGATACTGTGCTTGTCCCATATCTTCATGATTTTTATTACCAACAATCTTCAATACACCATCTTGTCTTGTAATTTCAATTTCATCCTTTGAGAAACCAGCAACAGCAAGTTCCACAATATAACGATTGTCATCAACTTTGATAATGTTATGTGGCGGAAATGTTGTTGGCCTAGCTTCCGATTCTAGAAGCTTTTCAACATCACGAATAAAATTTTCAAAGCCAAGAGTTTGATGGAACAAAGGTCCAAATGAAATGCGTGTCATACTTTTTCTCCTTAATTAAGCAAGTTAAAATTTCATGACCCCGAAGGCATCATGACTTATTCTTGTCAATAGTAAATGCTTCTCTATTGACAAGGTAAGTTCTTTGGGGATTATTTTCATTAAAGACTTGTATGAATTCGTTCACACCTTCTTTAACTACATTATCATAATCCCTTGTGTATACAATTTCTTTTGTATATTTATTTACCAATCGAATTTTTTTATCTTTCATGATAACACCATAATGTTTTTCAAAATTATACAATAATATTTATATTATGTCAAGACTTTTTCTTAAATCTTTTCTTTTTTACCTATATTGTATTTTGGTATTAATTCCCAGTCATCTTTTTCCTTAAAGGAAATAATTTTAATTTGATGTATTGGTGCTAAGTTATCTTCCATAACTTTCTTGTTCATAATTTTTACTAATCCCCATTCTTCTAAAAGATTGGCGATAGCATTACGTCTTTGTATATCATTCTCTGTAATGTTTGAAGGCTTACCATCAAGTGCAAATAACTCTTTAAAGTGTACAATGTAGTACTTACCTTGCTTGTGTAATATATGACACGACTGATAAAGAATTCTTTCTTTTCTTGATGATACTCCAATTCTAGTTAAGGTTTCTCTGACCTTTAAAAAATCATCTTGTTCTACCAATTGAACTTCTACGAATTTATTAATATCTACCATTTCATTTCCTCAATCCACCGGTTTCTATTTTTTGTTTTAGGACTTGGATTTGTTCTTTGCTTAGTAGACGAGAGATTTCTAAAGCCTTAGAATCGGAGACATTGAAGTAATGTTTAATACATTCTATATCTTCACTTTTTTCAGACTTAGCCCACTTCGCAAACGGTCTTTTTCTTGACCGTATGGTATTTAGTAAAAAATCATTCTGAAGCTTTTTATCTAGGAAGTGGCGAGTGTTCATCTCATTCGCAAACATAAGGCAGTCCATATGGTAGGACAGACTGCGGTTTGTTAGGAAAGGAGAATAGTCTTTCTCAGTAATTTCATCAACGATCAGATTCTTTTTACCCTGTAGAATCTGATTAACATAATCAAAAGGACTCATCAATAAAAACCCATTTTATTCTTTATCTTTGGAGTTTTAATTTCAGAATGAAATACTTCCGCCAAAGAATAAGTTCCATTATCTTTTTTAACTAGTTCAATATTAAGTTTTTTAGAAATATTTTTAGCCTGTTTTTCAGTATAGTTATCGAAATGAAGAATGTCAAAACAACGACCAGGACGAATCAAAGCAGGATCAATATCATTAATAGAAGGCAAATTAGTTGAGAAAATTAATTTTTTACCTTTCACACCAACAAGACCATCACCAACATTTAAGAATCGATGCATCATCGTATTACCTTCTTTTCTTGAGATAATAAAGTTATCAGCATCTTCGATAACCATAAAGTTAGCATCATCTTCCAGAAATCTAGCAAAGACATAATCTTTTTCTAGAAGTTTTTCATCGTAAGTAACGAGTGCATTTTTACCAGTATAATGTAACAGACCTCTAATAAAAGTTGTTTTGCCAGTACCTGGAGGTCCAATCAAAAGCAAAATTGAAGCAGAAGAATTCATATATCTATCGTAATATTCTTCAACAGTTTCACCTTCAAGAAAAGGATACATTTCTGTTACTGGTAATTTCTCTGATGATAATGGAATACTCACTGAACTTCCATCACCAGAATACATCCATTCTATACTAGATTTAGAAGTATTAAAATTTTTATGTAGAATGTTTTGATGATATTCAACAAACTCTTTATCGCCATATACTTTAATATCTACAGCATTTGAATTAACTGAATAATCAATGAAGCACACACTCAAATTATCAATAATCATTCCAGCATCAGAACTAAATTCGATGATCTGTAAATCTTTATACGTTTCTCTAGAAAATTTTGTCCAAGATTTATGGTCGGAAATAAACGATTCTCTGAATGTAATAGTACTTTTCTTTAGACGAGTTCTCTCATTGACAATTTTAGAAATGTAGTGATCGTTTAACGATACGCCACTCAAAAAGAATTCCGAACGATCTTCTACACCGGCAAGAGTTATAGTATCATCATCAATACAATTTAGACCATCACTAAAATTTCTGTCCATATGTTTTCTTTCACCTTGTTTTCTATCAATACGTTTTCTTTTAGATTTAAGTTTGTTTCTTAATCTTCTAAACTTTGCCACAAGAGGTACGTAATTCGATTCTTCTTCCATTATAACATCCGTATTAAACCAATAGTATCTATCGTAACAATCAACAAATAGTTAGCAAGCATTCCAAACGATCTCCTGCTATAAGCAGCCCAAGAATAGATAACACAGCCAGTAATCCAAAAAGGATATAAAACCAGAAGGGGAGGATTCGGAACGGTAAGTGCCATAGTAAGACTACACCCGATGCTAATAGCCCAAGCAATAAGCTCGC